ACTCGACCACTATGCATACCCATTTTCCAGAGTTCCATGTCCCACCAGATAGCAGTTTCTCCTAAGTACTTTGTTCCAGCCGCACCAACAAAACCTACATCCTCTCCCATAAATGCAGTTTTTAGGTTCCAAACGAAAGCACTTGGCGTATCTAATATGTGAATATCATCATGACAGAAGATACAAACATCTGTGTCTTTTAACTCTAACTTGTTAAATTCAGTCTCGTAAGTCTCGAAGATAGAGTCTCCACCCTTAACTAAAACTGCTTGGATTGAACACTTTTCAAAAAACTCTAAGAGGTCTTTTGTAGTGTGTGTAAGATTTTCTGTGTCCCTTGTCGGAATAATAGCATATATACTCATAGAATATAATAGTCTACTACTATGGAAATCACACAAGAACAACAAGAAGAATTTTTAAAGTGCAAGGAAGACCCTGTGTACTTTATGTCAAATTACATTAAAGTTATCCACCCTCTAAGAGGATTAGTTAGTTTTAAAATGTATCCTTTCCAAGAGCAGATTGTAAGAGATTTGCAAGAGCATAGATTTAACATCCTCAGAAAGTTCAGACAGGCGGGATGCACTACAGCGGGTTCTGGTTACTGCCTACACAAAGCTCTCTTTGAGAATCACCAATCCATAGTTATATTGTCAATGGGAGACACTGAGGCTACAGAGGTTCTAGAGAGAATCAAACTAATGTACGACGAGCTTCCAGATTTCCTAAAACCCGGAATTAAGGAAGACAACAAACACACATTAAGACTAAACACTGGGTCCGTCATTAAGTCCCGTGCTTCAGGAAAACAGTCTGGTCGTTCTCTAGCAGGATCCTTCCTTATGATTGACGAGGCGGCTTTCATCGAAAACATTGATACTATTTGGGCTGCTGTCTATCCAATCATTAGTACGGGTGGACGAGTATTCGTGCTGTCTACGGTTAATGGTTTAGGTAATTGGTATCAAGAGACTTATACAGAAGCTACTAACGGTGAAAATAGTTTCAACGCAATGGATATCCACTGGCAACAACACCCTGAATACAAAAGACAGAAAGAAGGGTTTGATTGGCTTTATAAAGAATTAGAGGCTAAAGGGATTAATGTAGACGATTGGGAAAAGACTACCAGATCTAACATGCCTGTTAAAAAATGGCTTCAAGAGTACGAAGCGTCCTTCCTAGGTTCAGGTGATACTTATATTGAAGGAGAGATCCTTAAAGAGATAACAGCTAGTATTAACAAAGATTTCTTTATTAAGTACAACAATAAGATGAGGGTTTGGGAAGAGCCCCTAGACGATTGTACCTACATACTTGCTGTGGATTGTTCTCTGGGTAGAGGTAGGGATAATTCAGCATTTCAGATTATAAATGCCAACACAGGCAATCAAGCAGCGGAGTTTTACTCCAATAAAACCCCTATTAATGAATTTGCTGTAATAGTTAGAGACGAAGCTATGCTATATAACGTAGCCCATGTTATTCCAGAACGTAATACAATAGGAAACAACCTTATTGATTGGCTCTATAATATTTTAGAGTACGATAACTTATGGTTGGATGATAAAGGGGAAATCGGATTTCAGACTGCTACAAAGAATAGAGATATTTTACTAGCAAACATGGAAGAAGCAATTAGGATGAACGAAATTAAAATTAACTCGGAAAGAACTCTTATCGAGTTGAATACTTTTATCCTTCTTCCGGGAGGAAGAGTAGCAGCAGATAAAGGAAAGCATGATGACTTAGTAATGAGTCTGGCTCTCGGAAATCTAGGAATGAAAGATATTAGAGATTCGGGACATATTGACTTCGTATCTAAAATACCACATAAAGAAGTTCCACCTATGCCGTCTAAGCAGTACCGAGTAGGTTTAGGAGCGGGTAACGGGATAGTTAACGAGGATTACACATGGATAATGGACAAATAGACGAAAGTTACACAGAGTTTGGTAGTAAGTTTAATCGCCAAGGGTCTTACTTAGCCCCTATAGGTAAGATTGGTCAATTCTTCTCTAAGTTCTTTGCTACTACTGCTCAGAAGGAAGCTGTAAAGGCTATCGATAGTGGTTTACCTACAGAACACTCTGGAGATACCATTATAACTGACCAAGTAGTTAAGGACGCTGCGGCAGGAAGTATTTCTAGAACAGTACTTCTACCTCAACAAGAACTTAATAGAAAAAAGAGATACGATGAGTATGAAAACATGGACGAGTACCCTGAGATTGGTGCCGCCTTTGATATTTATGCTGATGAGTGTACACAGAGAGGAAGTAAGAACGAGCGTTGGACTATCAATACAGACGATGACTTAGCTCACGATGAGGTTGAAAGATTGTTTAAAACTATCGACCTTAAGACAGTCCTATGGGATATTTCCAGAAATACGATTAAGTATGGTGACAACTTCGTGGAAGCTATTGTTGATGTTAACCGTCCTAAGTTAGGAATTAGAAAAATTAAGATCCTTAACCCAAACTACATGATTAGATCAGAGGATGCGTTTGGATATCTTAAAAAGTTTATGCAAGAGGTTCCTAATGAGAACGCTTTAGCCTACGGACACGGTGCAGAACAAAAACCTCAAAAGTATATCGACTTAGACAAGAATCAGATTGTCCATTTTCGCCTTCACACCTCAAATCCTATGTTTTACCCTTATGGCAAATCTATTGCTGCGGGATCTCATCGTATTTATAGGTCTTTAAAGATGATGGAAGACGCTATGATGATTTATCGACTAACTAGAGCCCCCGAAAGACGTATTTTTTATGTTGATACGGGAAATCTTCCTACAAGTAAGTCTGAAATGTTCATGGAGCGTCTAAAGCAGAAGTTTAAGAAGGAGAAATTCTATAACTCACAGAAAGGTACTGTAGATTCAAGGTTTAACCCTATGAGTATGGACGAAGATTACTTCATTCCTACTAAAAATGGTGTTGGAACTAAGATTGACACCCTTCCCGGAGCCCAAAACCTAGACCAAATCGAAGATGTTCGCTACTATAGGGACAAATTAATGGCTTCTCTTAAGATTCCTAAGGATTATATCGTAGAGAAAGACAAGTCTCCTGAACGTAAAGCAAACCTGTCGCAGTTAGACGTTAAATTCTCTAGAACTATCCAGAGAGTCCAACAATCAGTCGAAAAAGGACTAGAAAGTCTCGCCAAAAGACACCTAACCCTTAGAGGATTTCCTTCTTCTATAGTTAGAGACATTGAAATTAACCTACCAGAGCCTTCAGATGTTTCCGTCAAGAGAAAATTAGAACTTGATGACATGAAGCTTCGTGTAATACAAGCTGCTCAAGGTCTAGGCTTAATGTCACAAGACGCTATCTACAAAGAGTACTTCAACTATAAAGACGATGAGGTCAAACGCATGAAGGCTGCTATTAAAGAAGAAAAAGAAGAACAGATGAAGTTCGACCAAGCATCCGCTGCCGCAGCAGGTTCTACAGGAGGAGCAGGAAATGTTGCTCCCCAGACTGCGCCTATTGCAGAAGAGACTAAGGTTGTACTAGACGAAGAAAAAGAGCCCACTTTAACAAACTTAGAGAAGTTAATCCATAAAAATGGAGCTTCTGAAGAAGAATCAACTATATTTGCTAGAATTTTAGAGAAGCAACAAAGGAAAGTTGAACCCTTTACTGATTAGGTAAGGTATATAAGAGTAACCGAGAGGATTTATTATGTTTTCAAAACTATTTGACCACAGAGACAAAAAGATTACCCACCTAACCAAGTTAGGTGATTGTATTGGAAGATCCATCAGAGAGAACGTAGTAATTTTCTCTATTGAGTCTGAAAATGATACTGTAACGTACCTTACCGAGTCTGGTAAAGTTATTACAGGAGAGTATTCCTTAGCTGGAGACATTACTCTAAGCCGAATCTCTATTCAGGAGTCAGATGTCTACAAAGATGTAGACAAATTTGATTCTCTTGTATCCGATAAGGTTTCTTCTTTAGTTTCTAACATTTGTAGCACAAACTACACCTCAGCAGACAGTACTTTGTCTGATATCTTTGGACTTTGGGAGAACAGACTACAGATTGACACTCTCCAAGACAAACTTCAAGATAAGAAGAACCAGTTAGCCGAGAAGGAGTCTATTCTTTACACTGAAGAGTTCCAGAACCTTAACGAAGTAACTCCTCAGCTAGTAACCTTCCTTCAAGAGAATTTTGAGAAGGTCAGTCTTGTTCCTGAGATCAGAAACGCAATAAACCTTTCAAACACTGTCTCCGAAGCATTCGACTTCCCTAAGTTAAGCTTTGCCGAGTTGAGTGAGGGAGGATCTTACACTCTAAAAGAGGGAACTTCCGACTCAATCTACGACATGATTTGTAGACAGGAGCTTATTAAGCGAGAGCTTCTAGAGTCCAAGAAAGAATTTGATTCTGTATGGGCATCAAACTCCACAATCAAGAATCTCGCAGGACTAGTCTACGAGAAAGACGATGTAGTCATCGCACAAGCTCTTGTAGAAAGTCTTAAGGATGTTCCTTACTTAGCTATGGCTTCTAAGAAGTCCCTAACTCAGGTATTTACTAAGTGCCTTGGTTTAGATAACGAAGTCATTTCAGAGTCAGACATTCAAAAGTTATCCTCTAAGGTATTTGAACTTAAGAAGGATGTAAGGTCTGCATTAACCGAGAACATTAACAGTCGTTACGGAATCAACATTGCAAACTTGCAAGAAAGTGTTACTTTCAAGAGTCTAGCAAACACTCAGGTAGTAATCTTTGAAGCAATCTCACGTTTAGCTCCTAAAGGAAGTATCCTTAAGAAAACTATTGGTGAGCTTTCCGAAATGCTCAAAGGTAAGTCTGGAGTAGAATGCATTGATGTAAACGACTACATCAGTGAAGTCTTTAGAGAGGCTGGGTACTCAGCAGTTCTAGAAGAATCTTTTAATAAGGGAAGTCTTGCAAGCCTTAGTCTTAGGCGTGTTACGAAAGATACTTTAGACGAGTCCGCTCTCTCTGATTCCGTAAATGAGAAAGTCAGTAAAGATGCTGCTACTAAGGATTCTATTTACCCTACAGATGAAACTCTAAGTGATGAAGAGTTAGAGAAGGGTGAGGAAGAGGAGAAGAAGAAG